GTTCATCGTTACGTCCAGGTGCGCAAATGTCACTTGAGTCGAGCAGGCCAAGGTGGACATTTGATGCCGAATGATTAACACTGACAGGGAGGTTGATTAGGAGGTCTCCTCGGCTCCTGTTCCAATTTAATCAGTGTCTATCAATCAGTTTCAAAGCCACCAAAGCAATAAGACTGTGTGGTCAGTCCCATTAACTGTTAGTTTCCACGTGATACGTGAAATCCCGCCACATCTTGAAATTTTCCTGTTTGCAGTATTTTAAGAATGTGGGACTCTTCAATTCAAACTGACCCTTAGCAGCACAATCTTCAATATCATGCTCAATAATTTGCTGGTCAGTGATTGAAATATCAAAAACAGTTTGCATCAATTTTCGGTCGCAAGGGCGCGGCTTGGCATTAAGGGCCTTAATCGTTTTATCTTTGTAATCCATCCTTAAAACGACGGCTTCCCACCAATCCATATCATGGCTAGTATCGCCAAAAACGGGGTCAATGCCTTCAGTCATTTTCAACAACATTCGATAATAACTCGAAAGAATCGGACAACCAGGATAACTTGCTGCCAGTGATAACGCAATAGCTCGCTGTAATCCTAATTGTTTGACTCTCCCACAGTTGAAAAAACTCTTCTTCAAGGTCCAGCCGCTTCGTAAAATTCGAGCAATGGGGTCGCAAATATTCCTCTTAGAATAAGGGGAAAAAATATTTCCACAGAACGATGCAGTGCTCAGATCATCGCAGACCTCAACCTTAACTTCAAAACCAAGATCATCAAAATAGGTACTAGGGAGGTCAAGTGCATCAGTAACAAAAATGCCATCATCACCTTCAACAAATCCATCAACGTTGAAGTGTCGTTCATGAGCTGCAAACAACATCAGCATCAAATTAGTAAAGCCATTACCTAACGATGTAACCATATCACCAGACATACGACGTCCCGGCACTGAGACGACAAACTCACCGCAGTTTAAATGATTGATACCCATATACATATGACGCATAGCAGAAACTATTTCACGTGCAATAGGTGAGTACATGGCAAAATAATTGTACAAAATAAATTCGCAGTTAGCCATCAAGTCTGGATGAAAATGGGCTTCAAATGCAGTATGATCAGTCGCCCAGATACGATTAACAGTAAATGGCACCTCATCATGCAAAGAAGAAATCTTATCCGGTCGATCAGCAACAGCCACATGCTTAATAAAATGTTTATCTGAATCGTAAACAAGTTGTTCCACAGCATGAGTAAAAGGGGCAATGAGTAATTTACTGGCATCACTTCGAGGCATTATATAGCGCATATGTTTATAGGTTGGCCACCACTGTGCTTTGGGAAAAACCCGGACTATATTGTCGCGTGTAGCAACAACCGTGCCCAAGCTTTCTCGCCAACCATCATCAAAGTTGGGGAGTTTGTCAACTTCACCTTGGCGAGCGACAAACAAACGTCTCAACTCATCTTTCTTCACCCCAGTATATGTGCTTGATTCAAGCCAAGATTCAATATCATAATGCCAATCAGCAGCCAATGGAGTGAAATGTTCGCAACAATAATGCCAACAAAACCCGCGGAATCTATTTAATATATCAGGCTTTATTTTAGGTACTTGCCTCCCAATGCGTTGAAATAAGGCAGGTAAAAAATTAACAGATTCACGAGAATTGGTTATAGGTGCAACTCCGGTGATATAGACAGGCAACTGTCTAGCAATAGGCCCGGGCAAATTCAATGTTCGGAGACGACGTTTCTCATAACCTGTAAGTATGTGTGCTATACTTGACAAAGGTTTGATTATTACTTGCTCATCAACGGCAGGTCTGGCAAAATTTAACGAATCGTCAACCGTAACATTGTAGCCTCGGTGGTATCGACCGGGTTTCCAAGGACTTTTGAGCTTTAATAAAGTGTTGACATCTGCCCTGGAAGCAGATGAAAACACTCGTCATGCAAAAAGGCATAAGTCGAATATTGTGATATATATTTAGCAGTGTCATTGCGAACCTGTGAATCAGAGCTGACAACCACATCACAATTCATTTTGTACCAATTATGGACTTGCTCTTCAGGTATAATGCGGTTAGGGTACTGGCCCAGAACCATATCAGCTACAGCATTATCAATAAAAACCGTGGTCAGGCAAGATTTTGAGCCACTGCAATAAGCAAGCGAGAATTCAGAGATGCGACTAATCATGGGATAATTATTGTCATGCACCTCTTTAATCACTATATTATGGTGATTATCTGGGTCGTCGATGCTCTCTTCAGATGTGGGCTTGTGCCGCAAATCATGGCTCTTGATCACACTCAATTCATGAGGGTCACTGATATATTTTTCAGCTCGTGTGCAGGCCTGATTAAAATGCCACACATACGCTGTGAACGGTGTCCAAAAATGTCTTCTCCTCAAA